AGAATCGAAAGTTGATTCAGACTGTGTAATCGCTGTTGTCTCGTTTGCTAACCAGTAACCTGTAGCATTTCCTGACCTTCTAGGAATAGCAACATCACCTACTAATCCAGGCAATGTACCAACACCCATGTTTATCATTAAGGTGTTATTCTTCAAGCTTTCGATAAAATCGTCAGCCTTTAATTCCGTCTCAACTAAGTTACCACCAGTTGTAGCACCAGATGTTACATAAGTAGCACGTTTTTGTAGTGCTGCATAAGGAATAAGGAAGCTCTTTTCAGATGTTCGTTTAACACCAGAACGCTCAACTTCTTGGCTTAATTCTCTAACAAAACCAGCATCTTTAGATGACCAGTCACCAGTTAGAGCTGCACGAATGCCAGCAGAAATGCTGTACTCAGCTTGCTCACGCTTGCTTAGGTCAACAGGGGAAACTGTTTCAACAGGCTTTTTCTCAATAGAGTCCAAGACGGCTGTTCTGGCATCTTCAAGAGATGTGCCATTGTCTATAAGACGAGTGGCAAGTTCTTCAAAGCCATGCTTTCTTCCTAGGGAAGAGATGCTTGCAATACGGTTACGCTCAGATTTGGCTGCCTCTTCAGCGGCCTTAGAACGCACCTGATCTAAATCGGGAGTGTCAGTCATTAGTGATTCAGTTGGTGATTGTGCGACTGAAGCCGCTTGAGTAGGAGCCGTAGCCCTCTCGTTATTAACAATTGTAGGTTGTTCTTGCGAAAGAATAACAGTTTTATCTACTTTATCCTCGCCTTTTGCTCTTGAAACGCCTACAGAAAAATCTGCTGGCACGCTTACAAGACTGACTTCCGCTGGAGTGAAGCTAGTTACTCGATACGAGCCATTGTCAACTTCTTCTGTTTCATTTACAGAATATCCAAACGACACGTTTTTGTAGACGCCCTCTTTAACAAGACCGAAAGCCTCCTCACCAGCAGCATTACTGGCGAATCGCACTTTAGCCATGCCCCTTCGCTTGGTTTTGTCGAGATACCCACGCTCCACTACTCCAAGAACAACATCTGGATTATGGTTGAAGAGTAAAGGAGCAGAAGAATTGAGTCTACTGAAATCAATAGACCCCTCTTTGTGAACTAAAATCTCTTCCCCTAAATAACCTCGATTGACAGGTGTTTCAGAACTAAAAGGAAACTCAATAGTGCGATCTTCTTCATTTAAGTTCCTGGTTTCAAGAACTTCTGAAAAATCTCTTAAAAGAGTTTGACCTTCCAAATCACGTTTCATCGTCATTGGATTGTTGTTTGCTTTCGTCTACTTTAGTCGCTTTTGGTTCTATAACGTCACTATTTAGGTCGGTATCAAACACTAAACCTAATGATTCAGCTTGTTCTACCTCATTCTTACGTGCTGCAAGTAGTTCCTCAAGATCATACCCTTGCTCTGCTACAACCTGAGACTGAGTTTTAAAACCTGCTTTCACAGCTTCTTTTGCAGCTAAAATCTCAGATTTTGGATCAATCCAATCCCATGAGCGAGGTGTCCATTTAACACGCCTATATCTTTCAGGCTCTATGTCATAAGTTGGCAATGATAAAGAACCAGATAGAACAGCCATGTCCAACCAATTTTCAAACACTCTCGAATGGAATGTTTCAACAAAGTAATTCTGCAATGAACGATACTGCGCTCTATCTTCTATTAACGCCAAACGACTAGAGCTGTAATTGCTAGTGGAATAGTCACGACTCAAACTTTCATAACTGATCCCTATACCAGAAGCCATAGATCTCAACATTGCTCTCATGAACGGTTCAAATTCTCCATGAGGAGCATCCATATCCGGTATTTGAATTTGCTGCCCATTTTCGAGGTAATGGAACATCCCCGGTGAAAATTCAGTTACACGATCACCGTCATACACTTCACCGCCTTGATCTAACTCCCCTTCAGGCGAAGTCACGAAGCCCATTAGGGCTGAGCTTGCTCTTGCACGGATAACACTGGCTTCAGCGAATCCATCGAGATGATGCAACGACTTAATTGCAGTAGCCATCCAAGGAATACCCCTAGATTGACCCGGCCTTTCTGTTAGATATAAATGTATAACTTCGTCTGCTGGTAAAAGCATGTGACGTTTAGCACCCTCTTGTATAGGGAAAGGAGTATCACCCGGATGCTTAGTTAAAAACGCATAGGTTTTAGCTCTATGCCATTCATCAAGCTCAATCCCCATCCTCCACGTATTTTCTTTATTTGTACTTGGGCCTGTGTAGTCATCATCAAGCTGATCGGATTCCAAAATCTCCAAGGCGAATGGAACTCTAGAACGACCAAAAGGTTTTTTAACAAGGCGAATAAATACTTCCCCTGATTCCGCAAGACTCTTACAGCAAAGCCTTTCTATATCATTGAAACAAAGCTTTCCTGCTGTATGGCATGAGTCATAACGACACCATTCACGCCAAGCCATTTCAATAGTGTCATTGACTCTTTGATCTAGCTTCCCGCCTCTTTGTTTGCGTATTTGAGACTGTAGTTTTATTCCATTAGGACCAATCACATTAGAGGTGATACTTCTAATAGCGTTCTTGGCATGTGGATTATTACGAACAAGATCTCTTGACCTTTGACGTAAAAGCTTAATAGCTCCTTTTAATTCAGCATCAGCAGAAGCAGCAGAAGCAACCCAATTAGCCGTTAAGCGACCTTGTTGCGCTCCTGCAAAAGAACGACCCTTTGGAATAACAGTCGTTACTGTCTTTTCTTGCTCTTGTCCAACAGTAATGTCGCCAGAGATGAAAAGTGCTTTAAATGCGTTGATAACACCCATAATTTTTTCCTAGAAACGAACAAAAAGATTGTGTGGATCACCTAAACCATTGGCGATCATGTTGGCTTTACGTTCTCTGACGACTTCTGCTTTTAGTTGAGATTCACGCCTTCTTAACTCACCTAGATCTGCATACTTAAAGGTTCTATCACCAATGCTGTATTCAGCAGCCTTATTAGCAACAATGGCTCTAATGGCACTCGTACATGAATCGAGATCAATCTCTGCTTGAGTACGCCCGTCATAAGCTCCCGGTGTACCTGTATAAGTCAGTTGTGCCTTAACTTCTATCTTTCCTTCGTAAAGGGTTATTTCATCTCCTGATTTAGTCGCTCGACATTGAAACCACCAGTCGCCTGCATCCATTGTTGACGTTGATGCAGATGTTATGACGTACTCCCAACCAGTACCATAAGCAGTTCCAACAATCTCCTTCGCTTCTCCAGAAGCATTGGCACGAAGGTAGTATTTGGCTGTATAATCAGTGTTAGTAACACTTTCGTTGAGCCAGTTCACACCTGCTGGATCTCTCCAGCGAACTGTATCTCCAGCTCGAAACAAGGAAGGAATAGGCACTTACGTCTACCAGTTGTTGATATAAGACCGCCTATTAGCGGCTTGATTAGATGATACTCGCTTTTTACCCGTATTTTCTTCGTTATTTAAGAGTTTTTTAGCGAATTTATCCCACATTAAGCCTCTTTTATACACTGGGTAGACTTGATAAAGCCTTAATAAGCACGAATAAGCGTAAATAAGCTCATCCCACGCCTCATTTCGTGCTCCTGACTTTAATTGCCATACTCTTTCGTAAACTTTTCCTGCTTTATATTTCCTTACCTCCTTCTCTGAAGTTAATTCCTGAAAATAATCCTCTGTAATTGTTGGGTAGAAGTGTAGATATCCATCATCTATTTCTGAATCTCTCAACCTCCGATAGAGGTATGTTTTGACCTTATTAACACCGATGCTATATAACTTAATACTTGATTTCAAGACGTTTCCCTTAGCTCCATATTCAACTTTGTTGGGCTTACCAAGCATCACATCACCCTTTAGTTTTCCTACACCCTTAATAGGGACCACACCTAATGCAGCTCTGTTCTTACACCATCTATAGACTTCCTCGGTAAAATGTCCTCCTGAGTCAATAGCAGTCGCTTCTATCTTCATTTCTATTCCATCTTCATTTACATAAGGAGTCATTAACACCTCATCTAGCTGGTCCCATACGTCTTGGCGAGCAGGATTTCCCCAGAGCACAATACGGTCAATGAGATATAGCTGCTCAGGTCGATCATTACGTTCTGATTCCTTTGGCCTACCTGCTCCCCACACCGACAAAGACAAACGATCATCTTGCGTATCAATTCCGCATAGCAATACCAATACTTCTCTAGGTGGAACACCTCTTTTATAAGTAGCTTGAGCTGCTCTTTCCATTAACACAGAGGTTCCTACCTTCCTTTCGTACTCATCGCTATAAAGTTCTCCCTGTACCGTGTTCTTATAAGTTTTGATCTGTTCTATATCACCCTGACAAGACAACCATTCCTCTATTAACTGAGGCCATGAAGCATTAGGCGAATAACTATAAGCAGCCCAAATATGGAACCCTGCATGACGACCATTACCTTCTGCTGTTTTACGCCACTCACCACGTTCTACCATCCATCTTTTCTTACTGTCAGGAATTAATACACCACAATTCTCACAAGCGTATCTAGTGGTTTGTGGATCATCGTCTGTCCATTTGAAGTTCTCAAACTTAAGCACCTGCATATGTCCACAGTCAGGGCAAGGACAGTAGTAATGCCTTTGGTCCGACTTATCCCATAACTTCTCGATCCTTGAAAAGTCCTTATCTGTAGGTGTGCTACCTGCAACGATCTTTCTATTCCAGTAGAAATCTGTTCTCTTAATTCCAAGCTTGATTTGATCTCCTTCTGAACCTGCTGATGCTGGATAGCCATCCGTCTCATCGAACAAGACGATACGTCTACTAACTCGTCTAAAACCTCTTGGTGAATTTGCTCCTACAAGACCAAGTGTTCCACCCGGAAATTGTTTACTTAATAACGTATTGGTTCCATCCTTAGCTTTTGCTTCACTAACTAAACCATTTAAACAAGGGGTATCCCTCAACATAGGTGCTATCTCTTCTTTCGAGTAACCAGTCGCATCCTCAATAGTTGGTTGAACAACCATGATAGGACAGGGATCTTGGTGGATATGGTATGCAATTAGGTGATTCAATATCTTGGTATATCCAACCCTTGCGCTCTTCATAACAGTCACCTGCTCAATATCAGGATCAGTCATTGCATCGCAAATACCCTTTTGGTAAGGCAATGTTTTCCACCTTCCACCATCACTAGAACTTTCTAAGGACAAATAGGCGTTACGGTCTGCCCACTGACTAAGACTTAATTTCTCAGGAGGTTTAAATGCTAAAAAAGCTTTATTTAAAATTACAGAAGCATCTTTCATGCCGTCTGTACAGCTAGATCTTCTAATGTTTCACGAACAATCTCATCCAATAAAGCCATAGCGTTCTTATCTAAATCAGGTATACGTTGTTTCGCCTTTGTCGGTATCCCTAGCACCTTCGTCTTTGCAATCGTTACTAACTGAACCCAAGAAGCTTCTACATCAACACTAGGAACCAATACCTTCTCTCGCTCTTCTACATCAATTTCTGCCAACCTTGCCATCATTGCTTCACGTTTAGCTCTACTGGTGTTAAAATCAGGGATTTGCTCGTTATCAGAATTATCTGCCTTTTTCTTTCTCGGTATAACTACAGATGATCTTGAAGGGTCTGATGTGCTCTCCCATATTTCCATTGCTAACTCCTTCTTTAAAAATATTTTTCCCTGACGGTTAACTACTGCTTCATCTAATCTGCCATTCTTCAAAGCCTTGCTCACGGCTGCTTTCGTAACTTTGATATCTCTGCTAAACTGTGCCGCCGTTATTAGCTCCATAGATAAAAAGTTAACTACGCCTACTCACTTTAGTTCACGGTTAACTATTTGGTTAACTTGTGCCTAGAAAAAATTTGTGTCTTTTTTTC